CCGGGTAGTATTGAGTCCAATCCCCCTCGCCGTGGATGGTCTGCGCCTCCGCTGAGTCATAGCGCAGCCCTGCGGAGCGCTCCGCAATGTCCCTGAGATCCTCCAATTGTATGTCTGCCATGTTATGCCTCCTCGATTGCTTAATATTGTCCCCGTAGTGGCCCCTGGCGAGGCCGTAGCACGATGCTGGGGGCCGGGGCTGTACCAAACCATTACCCCGGCCCCAACCATGCCGTTCTAGTTATCGTCCATAGTCACCTCCGCCTATATTTGGTTATCGCCTAGCCTAGCCCAGAGCCTTGCCCAGAGCGTCCAGTTTTGCCTGTAACGCCGGACCCACATGAGCCGGGGTTCTGTTCGCAGATCGTTCCCTCTCCTCTCTGTATATCCGATGGAGAGTTTCGACCTTGAGAGGCGCGCCGTAAAACCTCTGGTATCGGGCTAACAGATAATCTACATCCCATCCATCACGATGGGTCCCATTGATGGCGCGCACAAAGTGTCCTGGCTCGCACCTCGCCCTCACTGCAATTTCCCAAAGCCTACTAAGCCGTTTCTTACCCATCATTCACCTCCGATCTATATTGTGGCTTTCGCCGACCCCACTGGCAGTGGGGGTTTCGATTGGTGGCCAACCAATCTCATCAGGGCGATGGGGTTATCTATCGTCCATCGTCACCTCCGATGCTCGCACAGTGATTGTCACTTCTTCATCCGGGCTGAGATGGCGGTCCCTAACGCTGCCAGCCCACGCCCAGTTAGCTGCTACTCTAGGGCTGCTGGCTATCTGTTGGATGTAGCCAGAATCCTGTATAAATGCGGACGATTCCCCTTTTAAGTGCCTCAATATTCTGACCTCGTAGAATTTCCTCACCTTGCTCACCTCCGATCTAGATTGTGGGTATTCGCTTACACCTGTATCAGTGCATAGCGATGCGTGGCCGGGGCCTTGCATCCTGTTAGGTGCGCCTCACAGAGCGTATAGCTCCCCAGTATCGGCGTGTTATCGATCAGGTAGGAGCGGACCCGGTCGCCTAGCCTATCCTCAAGCGCCCTCTTGTGCGTATCGCATACAGGGTGTGTGCCTATCATATCGCTCGCCATGTGTATTCCCTCCGATTGATTGATCTCAGCGCTTCTGCGCTGGCCCGCGGGCGCTGCCATCAGCGCCCATCGGCCAGGGCGGGAGCTATCCGGTTAGGTTGTATCGTCGGTTAAACGCGTCTTGCCAATCCTCGCCGGGTATGGAGTCATAGGCCAGGTTCCGCGCTAAGTCGCTGATTCGCAGGTTGCCGAACATATCAAAGTTAGGATCGCCCGTAGTGCCGACAACCTGACAGTGGGCGTATATCCACGCCGTAGCAGATGCACACTGTTCATTGAAGTTTGTTATATGTCGCTGACAGAAAATATAGTCGGCGCCGAATCGCACCACGCGGACGCCCTCCGGCATGACGGGAGCCAGGGCGCGGTTATCTTCGCCCGGCATCACTCCCATGCTGCCAGTCGTGCCCTCGTCGTAGTGGACGTATACGGAGCCGTCAGGCCGTAGGTAGTGGCTGCGGTTGTAAGCCATGTCGATCATGCCGTCAAAGCCTCCGCCCTCGTATCGCTTCGCGACTGGCTCAACTTCTTTGGTTCTGGGTCCGTCGGTCCAGTCGACGTCTATCGAAGCTCCGCCGGAGTATGTATGGGATCGCACCGAAAACTTAAAGCCAGGGAACGATTCCGCCAGCGCCCTCCTGACAAACTTCGCCGTTTCCGCGCAGCTTAGATATACTTTCTCTGTCTGTGTTGCCATGATTCCCTCCGTCTAAATTCTCAACGCTTCAGCGCTGGCAACAGCCGAGGATTATTCCCCGGCTGATGGCCAGAGTGGAAGCTATACGCAGGACCAGAGTTCCCGGCGGTCCATATCCATCACCAGGATGTTCCCGTGATCTGATACCTGGACCAGAACGTTCGAATCCGGGAGATATTTGGTGTCGGCGTCCGCGGTATCTTCGCCTGTGTACCTCATTTCCTCTTCCAGCGCGTCAACGTCAGGCCAGAAACCGTAGTCGGCGCCATCGCCTGGATGCGATCCGAAGTACACAAACGGTGGGCAGTATTCGTTGAGCGCGTCAAATAATTCCTCTTGGATGTAGCGCGCCTGCTCCATCTGGTCATCTGTCCAGTCATCCATAGCGATATAGTCGAGCGCCTCGCCTATCAGCGCAGACCAGCGCCGCGGCTTGCTCTCTCTGTCCAGGGTGTTTAACTCTGCTGCGAATTCCTCCAGTAAATCCTCGGTCCTGAGTGTGCCAGTCGATATGCTCCCGATGCTAACCTGTGCCATGTTCAATCCTCCTACTGCTAATCTAGCTACTAAACTACCACAGAACTATGTAATGTCAAGGGAGGTTTAAGGGCTATTCTTGCGGAGTTCTTCGCAATACTAGAACTAGCATTAATACTAGGGATACCTATTCAAGAGGTATCCCTGTCCTAGTGTTAGTTCTAGTACTAGTACTAGCACTAGGACTAGGACTGGAGCTCTGAGCTCTGAGATTGAAGAACAACCGGAGCTCCTGGTAATGGATCGGTGATGCTAGATGGAACGCGGTAGATGTGGATGAGGCTTGGTGGGGAAGCTCCCCGCATTTAACTTTCACACGCCCGCGAGACCTTCCCCATACCTAATGATGAACCCTCACGTTTGAGCGCTGGCACTCTATGCCTCCAGCTAGCGCCTCCAGCCCATGCCAGCACCTCCAGCCAGTGCCTAGTGCTGGCTCCAGGCACTAGCTGGGCACTGGCACTGGCACTGGCACTGGCTAGGCGTCCGATCCAGCGATAAAGGAACGTGCGCCCGCGCATCATGCGCCCACGCGTCGCACCTGCACACGCGAGGGGGGCCCGCCCGCCAGGGGGTGGGTCTGTATACATACCCCCCTCTCGCAAAATACTCCAGAAAATTTCCACAAAAATTTTCCCACAGAGTCCTGGCACTTGAAACCTTTGAAGCATTCTTGAAGCATTCTTGAAGCATTCTTGAAGCATTTTGTGTGTAGTGTGCCTAAATGGGGGTAGATTGGTTGGTTTTATTCATGGGTCGGGCATTGGTACTGTCCCTATACATTTTGTGTTATGTGGGTTGGTAGTGTAGTATGGGGGTTATGGATGGTGAGAAGGATGGGCATCAGTTGGCTGCGGAGGCATGGCGAGAGGTTTTCCTGCGTTCTTTCAGGGCGTGCGGGATCATTAAGAGGGCTGCGGAGGATGCGGGGGTGACGAGGCAGGCCGTGTATTATGCACATAAGAGGGAGCCCGAGTTCAGGGCGTTGTATGATGAGGCTCGTGAGGAGTCGATAGAGGTTTTGGAGGAGGTGGCGAGGGTGAGGGCGAAGGAGAGTAGTGATAATCTGTTGATATTCTTGTTGAAGGCGGCGAGGCCGGATGTGTACAGGGAGGTGGTGAGGAATGAGAATATCAATGTGAACATGAATGCTAATCTGGAGAAGCTGGACAAGCAGTTGACGGATTCACAGATTGATGAGTTGTTGGAGATTGTGGAGGGGAAGAGGTTGGCGTTGGAGGGTAGGGTGGAGGGGGTGGATTGAGTACGGGCGACGAGAGTGTTGATGCGTTGGTTGCTCAGGCTCATTCCCTGCGTGTGTTGAAGGCACGGAGGGATTTTCCTTTTTATTGTGATTTCGTTCATGGGAGGCCGTTGTATGCTCACCAGTTGGTGTGGGTGGAGGAGTTGCTTGCGGACGGGGGGAAGACGCTTATTGTTGCGCCCCCGGAGTCGTTGAAGTCTTCTACGGTGCGGATGTTTATTGAGTGGAGCATTGGGCGGGACCCTGATTTGTGTGTGTTGCTGGTGATGAATACGGCGACACAGGCTATGAGGCAGGTCATGTCGGTGGCGGAGACGATTGAGAAGAGTGATGTTTACCGTGAGGTTTTCCCGGCTGTGGTGCCGAATAAGCCCAGGGGGTGGAGCCACGAGGCGATATTCGTCAGGAGGGGTAACGAGAGCCGTCCTGACCCGACGGTTTACGGGACGGGGATAGACGGGCCGTACCAGGGGTCTCATGTGGATATGCTGATTATTGATGACCCGACCGACCAGCAGGATGTCAGGAGTCAGGCGACTATGGAGTCGCAGAGGGAGAGGATTCGGGGTGTCCTGCTTGATAGGTTGAACGAGGGTGGTAGGTTGTTCACGATCCTGACGAGGTGGGGAGAGGCTGATTTGATGAGGGACTTTGCAGATATGGGGCTGTCCGTTATCGAGAACCCGATTGAGGGCAGGTATCCGTGGGGTAGGTTGCTTTGTCCCGAGTTGTTCCCTGATGAGAGGATATCGAGGATAAAGGTGGAGAAGGGGAGCGCGTTGTATTATCTGACGTACATGTGCGACCCTGGAGCGGCCAGCGGGAGTATTATCAAGAGGGAGTGGTGGAGG